AATGAGTATAGCTATGAGTGGGTCAAGGAAGCTATTGAAATAGCTGAACAAAATGGAGTTAGAACATTGGCGTATATCCGTGGTGTGTTGAACAAGAAAAAAGCTGGAACGGATAAGCCTAGAAATAATAATTTCAAGAAAAAAGAGACGTATTATAGACCAAAGCAGGACGATGAATTATCTGAGGAATCAAGAAATTTAAACAATAAAGTTCTAAATAGTTTTATTGAGAAAATGAAAAAAGAAGAGGTAAAAAATGGCGAGACGAAACAAGTATAATGCGAAAAAGACCGTAGTTGATGGAATTGAATTTGACAGTATACGAGAAGCGGACAGGTATTGCGAATTAAAATTACTTGAAAAAGCAAAAGAAATAAGGAATCTGGAATTACAACCTAGATTCCTTTTACAAGATAAATTCAAAGATAAGATGGGAACTACACATCGTAAGATTGAGTATGTGGCAGATTTTATGTATATCGACAAGGACGATAAAAAAATCGTTGAAGATGTTAAGGGTATGATGACTGGTGTATATAAGCTGAAAAAGAAACTGTTTTTGAATTTGTACGATAGCGAATATGATTTTAGGGAGATTAGATGATGAAAAAATACATTTATGGAATGAGATTGAGAGGTTGTAGTATTGGAACACAACCAGACGGATTTGAAATCATAGAAAATACGATTGAAGATAAATATTATGATTTGTTAGCTTATGATAGAGTTTTAACTGATGATGAGTTAAAAGAGTATGAATTAGACTATATTGGAGTTATGGGTAATGGCGAAATGGAGTAAAGAAGAAACTAAAATTCTTGAAGATACTATTATTGAAAATGAGGGTATGGATTTTAAGGATTTTATTGAGCTGATGATGAAAAAGGTTAATCGCTCTAAAAAAAGCATAAGTTCTAAAATGACAAGCGATTTAAGAATTGATAAAATGTTGAAAAATTACAGAATTACTAAAAGAAACAGGAGAAAAAACAATAATTCATCAATTAACGAAACCATAAAGAAATTTAAACTTGGCAATAATTATGAAGTTAGCAACTACGGAAATATGAAAAACATGGGATTAGATAATTGGACTAGACGTGCTAAGTTGATTAGCAAGACCGATAGATTTTGTGTATTTGATTTAGGCAGTAGAAAAGAGTGCTTCTTGTGGACTTGTTACGGTTTAGATTGGAAAGTCAGAGGTATTAAATGAGAATTAAGAGCAGTAATACATTCAAAGTAAACAGAAAAAAGCTGTTAAAAAATGCTGATAATATAGGGTTAGAATTTAAAGAAACTGATTTAGGATTAAGAGCAATCAGAGATTATGGAGATAAAGAAAGTTATAGATTTGGTAGTAATAACGCTATAGTTGCAATATTGGAAAAAGACACTCTCAAATTATTACTCACAAGTTATAGTGGTATTTGTGGATTTGAATTTGAAAAAGGCGATTTGTTTGGTAAAAAAATTGAGTGTTACGGTGATGTTTACGACTGTATGCTTATGATGGACGTGTTGAAACTGTTAGATGGTTGTTTTATGGAGGTGGAATGATGATAAAAACTAAAGAATTTATTAAAAGAGTTGAGATATTGGGATATGAAATAAATAAAAATAATTTTTTTGATGGCACAAACTATTTTGTAATAAGCAACTCATTTGGTAGAGTAATATGCTATGTTGCAATAAATAAAGTTTTTGAAGTGAATATTCGTCCTGATGAAAGCATGAGTGAAGAACTCTTTGATTTAGTTAGAGAATACGCATGTACGCCAGTTAAGGATAGGGAAGAAGAAAAGAAATTTTTGATAAAACATAAGTATTTGGTTAGCAAGAATTTACTCCCTGTAAATTTGGCATGGAATAAGTTAAAAGATGTGTATAGGTCTATTAATTTAAAGGTGGATAACCACATTTACCAAGCACAGTTTACCTTTAAAGAATATGAGGAAATCAAGAAAAAGCTTAATACTGATTTAGCTGATTTTGAATTAATTGAGGTGGAAGAATGAAAACTAAAGAATTTATCGAATATCTAAAAAAATACGATGGTGAAAAAGAGTTACGTTTTGATTTTATCAACTTAGGTTTAAGAGGAGACACTACAGAATTTAAAGCAAGAGAATGGTCCAATTGTGTTGATATTTTACCAATATTGCCTAAAAGTGAGGTAGAAGAATGAAAGTAAAAGATTTTTTAGAATGGTTTGAAGATTTTGACCCAGAAAGCGAATTGAAAATTGAATTGTTTGAAGAAATATATAATGACAATTTAGGATGTCACGAAGAAATTTACACCACTTTAGACGTAGCGGATACAAATTATTTAGATGAAGCCGACACTGTTTTTGTGACTATGGAATGGGGAGATTAAAAATGAATTCCAATTGGCTAGTGACATGAATGAAGCAGTAATCAACGGAGAAGAACTTATATCTTTAGGGTGCCATCTTAATTTTGAATTAGGTTTTCAAAAAGGCAATGAAGAATTTAAGAGGGTAAAAGATGAAATATAAAATTGTAGGGCATTTAGATTTTACAGAAGATGAATTAGAACTTGATGATAATTTAACTGAAGAAGAAGTTGAAGAAACATTATACGGATATATGAGTAGTTTTATTGATTGGAGCTATTGGAGGGTAGAAAATGAAAACTAAAATTAAAATTATATTTAAAGACAATACAGAATGTGTATTTAATGCTAATACACACATAATTGATGACGATAATTATGATTATGACTTTTATCGTTTAGGTTTGGTTGACGAAAAGGGTAATTATAAATTCGTTGCTCTTGTGGCAATACCTGAAATTAAAGTTATAAGTTATATCGAGAGTGAAATGGACGAGGAAATTGGAAATGACAATCAAAGAAGTTGAAAAATTACTCTTAGCTTGTGAGGTTGATTTTAAAGAATTAGAACAGAATATTTTTAGAAATCAATCAGACGCTAAAGAAGACGATAACGCAGATATAAATGCTATGTTTATAAATAGAATTAGAAAAAATATAAACTCAAGATTATACAAGATTGAGAATGGGAGATACAGATGAGTAATAATTTAAAAATCAAATCGGCATTTGTGGGTTTTTGGCTCATAGGATATATGTTAGGAGTGGATAAATTGACTTTGATTTTTTCTGTTGTTTTAGTTAATTTTATTCATAATATTTTTGATGAAGAAGAGAGGAGAAAGAAATGAATAATATGAACGATATAGAAAGAAAATTTTATAATATTTTAAGTTTAATCGTTGAAGACGCTGATAGAAGAAAAGAGAAAGTAATTGCTATTGATAGTAAAACTTTTAAAGAAGTAAAAGGAAAAGAAGTAAAAATTAAGATAAGTATAGAATCTTTGGAATCAATGAAAAAAGATGTTGAATTTTTAAAATTAAATAAGGAGAAAAAATAATGAATTTTGAAGAATTAAGAGAAAATGTAGAACAATGGGCTGAAGACAAGGATTTATTACACAGCAAAAACGCAGATAAACAATTTATGAAATTTATTGAGGAAGTTTTCGAATTTAAGACAGAGTTTGATAATTGGGTCTTTTTTAGAGAAATGTGTGGTTTTGCCGAAGATGAAGAATTAATGTATATGAAAGATAAAAGTCTTATTGTTAATAGCAAACTTGAAATGGGCGATATTTTTGTAACATTGATTGTGCTATGTAAACAACTGGGAATTGACTATGTAGAATGTTTGTCTATGGCTTATGACAAGATTTCAAAGCGTAAAGGAGTTACAAAAGACGGAATTTTTATCAAGGAAGAGGATTTGTAATGAATCGTAAACAGAGACGTAAAGCAGGAATAAAAACAAAAGTACCAACATATACATTCACACAAGAACAACTACACGCTGAGATAAACAAAGGAATTGACAAATTCAGAGAAGAAATAAGAGACGATGTGACGGATAAAGCATTTTATTGTGTTACACGATAAGTGGGGATTTGGAAAGAAAAGACTTGAAAAATTCTTGTATGAGTTTGCCGAACAAATAGATTGTCTTGAAAATAAATATGTTGAGTTTGATGATATGATTGAAGCAATAAAAGATGAGACTGGACTTGTGATCACTGACTATATTAAGTTTTAAGGAGTGATAAGGATTGAATAACTACACAAGAAACAAATTAGCAAGGGAGATACGCAAGTACTACTTAGCAAAGGAAGGTCTGCTTGCTATCGATGACAAGATTAAAGTGCTGCAATCACGCAAGAGCGGAGTCAAGGGGATAGACATGAGTGCTATTCCCAACTTCGGTGGTGGCAGTAGGTATGAAGACAGTCTACTTGATATCATAAGCGACTTGGATATGCTTGAAAAGAACAAACGATACATACAAGAAAGTTGTGCATGTGTTGAAAAGGCATTGATGAGTCTGAGTGATATGAAGAGAGAACTGCTGTTGAAGTTGTACGGAGAAAGATGCAACATTGAATATTTGAAAAGACATTTCAACTACGAGAAGAGTGCGATATATTCAATAGCTAACAAAGCATTGGAGGATTTTGGACTATCGCTGTACGGTGAATAATCGTGGAAAAAACGTGGACTATTTTTGACATATTGTATGTTATTATGATATTGGAGAAATAGTTAACAAGAGTTATATTTCACCTCCTGAAATTCTTTACATTCATAAGAGCTGATACATTATTGTATCGGCTTTTTGTTTGTAACAAAGGAAGGAAGTGATGAACATAGACAATTCATTTTATAAAAGAAAAGGCTGGAGACTCAAACGAGTGAACATACTCAAGAGAGATGACTACGAATGCAGAGAGTGTAGGCGATATGGTAAGAGAGTTGATGCGACTACAGTGCATCATATCTATCCTTATCAAGAGTATCCTGACTTGGCACTTGAGAGCGACAATCTTATAAGCTTGTGCAACAGATGTCACGAGTTAATGCATGACAGAGGAACACAAGAAATCACAGCACTTGGAAAAGCATGGCAAGTTCGAGCTGACAAGAAATTAAAAACAAAAGAAAACAAAAAAGTTGAAGATGAAAAAATTTAAACTTCAAAAAATAAAACATAATCCCCCCACTGTACTTCGGCACTTTAAAGTCCTAGGGGAACGGCGGGGGGATAGCTTTTTATATTTGCGAAAATAATT